GATACAACCATTGTTGTAATAGATAAATTAAGTGCACAAAGTCTATCTGACGCAAAAGCAAAACTTGCTAAGTTGTCTATTCCTGGATATGGGTTTGGTCAAGGAGACCCTAGAATTGCTCCTTGGAGAACCATTCAAATAGAAGGCAGTGCAACAGGAAGCAATGGTTTTTGGGTAACATCAAAAGCGGTACACACTATAGTTACAGATGGTAAATACACTATAGAATTTGAGTGTGTAACTGACGGTACTGGAGATAACACTAGCTCTATTATTCCAGGTGCCCCTACAGTAGACCTAAATGAAGCCCTTACAACAGGTGCAAATAGACCTACCAGGTATAAACTAAGTAATTCAGCACCTATGACTAATCAATCTGTGACTGGGTATAACGTTGTTCCAAGAAGGTGGGTAGCAGTATAATGGCTTATGAGAAGACAATATCCCTTCCTTTTTCCATTGACACATTTGGGATGGTAGGAACTACAACTCAGCAATCTAAAATTTGGGCTGATAAAGTTCGTTCTGTAATAGGTACTTCAGTTCGTGAAAGAGTTATGAGACCTACATTTGGTACTTTAATTCCTTTTGCACTGTTTGATGGTGAAGAAAGCGCTGTATTAGAAATACAAGATGAAGTCACCAGTGCGTTTGCAAAACGATTAAATTTGTTAACCTTAATGGAAGTGGAGTCTGAACCAGGAACTACTTCAGGGGTTTTAAATATAACTGTTACATACAGCCTGCCTAACGAAGAAGTTCAGAAGACTTCAATAGGATTTATTGACATTAAAGGAATCTTTCCACCGTATGAGGAGAAACTATGAGTATCACACCAGTATCTACTATCCCACTTTCTGTGGACTATACAGGAAGAGATTATTACTCAATTCGTGAGGAACTTATCGCTAGAATTCAAGAACGTATACCAGAGTGGACAGCTTCAGACCCAGCAGACTTTGGTGTAGCTCTTGTAGAAGCGTTTGCATATATGGGAGACTTAATCTCTTACTATATTGACAGAACAGCTAATGAGTTTTCTCTTGCAACAGCTACTCAACGCAACAGTTTGCTAAATATTGCTCAAACTTACGGGTATACCCCAGCTGGTTATCGCAGTTCTACAATCCAATTAACATTTTTTAATAACAACACTTCTGCTGTGTCAGGTAACTTAACAGCAACTGGAAATGGCACTGCCATAACCTACATAGGAAGCAATCCTTTTGTTGTAAACGGACTTGTTACTGTAACTGGATTTAGCACAACTTCTTTTAACGTAACAAACGCAACTATTACCTCTGCTTCATCAACTCAGTTTACCGTGTCTGTATCAGGAGTTAGTGGAACCGCTTCTGGTACAGGTACTTCAACGATGACCTATCCAGCAGTCACAATCCCTGCAGGAACAGTTGTAAGTGCTGATGTTGTTACAGCAGACGTGGTTACTCCAGTGTATTTTACTACTACTAGCGACTCTGTAGTGTTTTCTTCCGATACAGACACTATTTATGCCGAAGAAGGACGTTACATCAACGTCATTGATTCAGCTGCAGACTTTACTTACGGACAGCAAATTGGAGTCTCTACTCAAACGCCTAACAGTATTTTTGAATTACCAAACACACCTGTAGTAGAAGGGTCTATCTCCGTCTACATTCAATACGGAACTGTTTATGCTAAATGGACTCAAGTACAACACTTGTTAGACTACGGCCCAAACGATTTGGTATACACTGTCAAGTCAGATGAAAATAACGTTGTCTCTATCTACTTTGGAGATGGAGTTTCTGGTGCAATTCCAATTAACAGCTCTGTAATTCGTGCAATGTATGTTGTTGGTGGAGGAAATATAGGTAACGTTTCTTCTAACACAGTTGACACGATTGTATACATACCATCTTTAACTGCATCTCAAACAAGCGCTTTGGCTTCTGCTATAACCGTTATAAACGGAAGTGCGGCTACAGGTGGTTCAGACCCAGAAAGTAATGACGAAATCAGAGCTTCTGCCCCTCTTTCTTTGCGTTCTTCTAACCGAGCTATCACCTTGCAAGATTATGAAGATTTATCAATTACTGTAACGGGTATTGGAAAAGCAAAAGCTTACGGGTCAACATGGACATCAATTACTGTATACATTGCCCCAAGCAGAAATTTAAATGACACTGACATACAACCAGGTCTTACAGAAACTGGAACAGTCTCTACTGAGTACACTGAGTTGGCAACTGCTGCTTCTGAGTATTTGGCAGATAAACTTTTAATTGGAAGCTCAGTAACAATTCAACCTCCTACATACTCTGACTTAGTTATTACAGTTCAATATGTGAAAATACCGCAGTACACACAAGCAGAGGTAGATATAAATATCAAGAAAGCACTTCTTCTGGTGTATGGTTACACAGGAATGAATTTTCAAGACACCATTTATCCTCAAGACATTGAGTACATTTTAAATCAAACAGAGGGAGTTAAAACAGCAAAATTAGTTTCTCTTTACAAAAATGGTTCAACTATTACTGGAAATGCAACTAACGTTAAAGTGGGATACAACTTAGACACTGTTGCATCAGGGTACATTACCTACACCGTAAACCAACGTCACGCAATGAAAGCGGGCGGAACTGTAACTATTACAGGGTTATCTGCAACTGGGTTTAATGTTTCCAGCGCTTCCATCGTAGCTGTAGATGATTACAGAGTTGTTGTTGCCAATGCTACTACTGGAACTGCTTCTGGAACAGGTATTGTTACTGGACTTGCTCCTCTAAATGGTTTTGCAAATGAAATCTTTAGATTTAAGGAAAGCAACATGAACATTGCGGCATACAGTGGTTGATGAAAACAGCATTGTTGGATTTTTTAGGGGAGTTGTACAAAACAATAGAGACCCCTTAAACCAACGACGACTTCAGGTTTTAGTTCCGCAAGCTACGGGACCAGAAGTTACTGACTGGATTTGGCCTGTTGAGCCACACGGTATACACACCGCTCCTCCTGCAGTAGGACAAGGAGTTTGGGTTTCCTACATCTCAGGAGACTCAGAGTACCCTGTTTGGATTGGGTCGTTTGGAAAGCATCAAGAAGCAAGCAAACCATACTTAGTAAAGCCTTTACTTAATACGGTATCCCTTTCTGGATTAACACCCTATTTAATAGTGGAGTCTGAGCCAGACGGAACGCAAGTAATAGAGCTTACAAAGACTTTGCTGGCAATGGCAAAAACTCTTCTAAACCATGAACAAAGAATCACTTCACTAGAGTCACGGGTTACCTCTTTAGAGTCGCAAATGAGTGGTACTTTAGCAAGTAAATAACTAGTAAACCAGAGAAAATACAACATTACAATGGAAAGGTAACAAATGGCAGTCTATTATCCAGGGAATATTAAGAACGACTTTAGCTCTAAAGTTGACTTTACAGACACAGTTATTGCCTCCCATATTAACGACCTACAAGGTGAAGTAACAGCAATTGAAACAACGCTGGGAACTTTTCCATTAACAAGCTCTGGTTGGGGAACATCTGGCTTTGACACTACAACTACTACGTGGTCATCTGTTAAGGACCGACTTTATAATATTGAAATTGGTATAGCAAATACCCGTGCTCAAGTAGCAGCTATAACTGCAGAAACATTAGCAGGAACAACTTTAAAAAGTACTATCACTGGTTCCTCTTTAGTCTCTTTTGGCGCATCTCCTGTGCTTAATGACCCTAAAATTTATATGAGCATTAATGGTAAAACAGCTTCTTACACAGCAGTCCTTACGGACGCAGAAAAGCTAGTGACCATGACTGTCGCTACAGCTAACACTTTTTCAATACCAACAAATGCAAGTGTTGCATTTCCTATTGGAACAAAAATTCACGTCGCTCAATTTGGAGCAGGAACAACAACCGTCTCTGCGGTTACGCCTGGAACAACCACTTTGGTTTCGGCTGGGGCAGCACCCGCTGCGCCATACACCCGTATTCAGTACTCAGCTGCTACTTGCATCAAGACGGGAACCGATAGCTGGTTTATTCTTGGCGACATCCGATAGGATTTTAAATGGCTAATTATGGTAATGCGGTCTATGGAATATCTAAGTATGGCATTAGCCCTCTACTTGCTTACTCTGTTGAGCCAATGGCTTTACTTGTCACCGATTTCCACGAGTCATACGTGTACTGGCAAGTTCCAACAGGAGCGTACTCTGCAGTAAGGCTGGTCCGTAATCAAAGTAGTTATCCAGAAACAGCGGAAGACGGAATCATTGTTTACCAGGCTAGTACAGCAACGCTTACTAAGACCGTGTTTAACGACGGAGGTGGAGTAGAAGACTTAGCATCAACTCCAGCTCTTGTTCCTGGAAAACCTCTTTACTATAGAATGTTTTTGTTTACAGACCCTGGAAAATCTTGGGTAGACGCTGGCTCTATTGAGGGCATAGTTCCTACAGACCATAAAACAGCAGAAAAACTTTTAGAACTTTTGCCTAGAGTTTTTACCAGTAAAGAGCAAAGCCCTCTATCTCCTATTGATTACAACTCAGCTTTAGCCACGTTTATTGACGCCTATGATTTAGATGAAGCAATAACCTACTTAGACTTACTACTTCCTGACCACACACGTGTAGCAACCGTCGCTTCAATGCTCCCATTAGAAGTAGCTAACTTTGGTCTTTTAAACGAATCTGGTTTACCAGTAAAAAATCAAAAGCAGTTAATTCGTGAATCTGTATATATGTATAACAATAAAGGAACTCTAAATGGTTTAGGAACCTATATTGAGTCCCTAACAGGTTACGCACCAACTTTGACTGTTTCTAAAAATTTATTACTAACTCCTCAAGACTCAACTTTTTATAAATCAACAGGTAATTGGAGTGCAACAGGCGCCACCATATCCTCAAGCACAGAGCAAACCCCACCAACTAACGCAAATAACATTGATTTAACATACTCTTGCAAAATTGTTGCTACGGGTGCTGGCTCAATGAAGTTAGGAAATTTAGACGCTGTACGTAAAGGAATACCTGTATCTGCTGCAACGTACTATGTTTTATCTGCGCAAGTAAAATCACCTGCAAGTGCTGGAACTATAACCCCAAAGATTACATACTATGACGGTAAAGGCGCTCAAATAGGAAACACTATTTCTGGCTCAGCAACTAGCGCAACAAACACCTACGCACAAGCATCTGTAAGCGCTAGAACCACTAAGAACGTGTCTGTCTCTGTTGACTCTGCTACAGGGGCTTCTGGAACAATAACTTACACAACATCAGAAGTACACAATCTTATTGCTGGAGAAGTAGTTACAATTGCTGGATTTGTTTCTCCAGATACCGCGTTTAACTTAACTGGAGCTACAATAGCAGCAGTACCTACAACTACTACTTTTACAGTAACGGCTGCTGTTACGGGCACAACTACTACTACAGGTCTAGTTACTAACTCTAAAACAGATGCTGTATATGCAAGTATAGAACTAGCTTGGTCTGCTGCTGGAACTTACTTTGTAGATATGGTATGTGTTCAAAGTGGGCAAACTGTTGCATACGACGAAGCTCGTGCACTTGATATATTCTTAAACCCAAACAAAACAAACTTTATTAAAAACCCAACCTTTGAAACAAATGTAACAAACAGTTGGACAAAAGTTGGAACTAATTTAACTGTAACTCAAGATACAGACGAACCAACAGGGGCTTACTCTGGAGCGCATAGCGCTAAGCTAGTAAACACAAGTGGTGCATGGTCTTTTACTTCTAACTCATTCCCTGTTGACCAAGGTCAGTACTACACCTTCTCGTTCTACAAAAAAGCAACAGCAAATTTAACACTGTCCATTGTTGCTAAAGATGATTTAGGAGCAGTAATCTCAGTCAATGCTCCCGCACCTTACGCAGTCGGTCTATCGGCTGGTTGGGTACGTGACTACTACACGGTTCTTGTAGGAAGCAATACTGACATCGCTACTTTAGAAATGGTATTTTCTGGAACTGGTGCAAACACCATTTTCTTAGACTCATTGCAAGCAGAAAAAACACCTAAAGCAACTGACTACTTTGATGGAAGTCTTTCCGCAATTAGCGGCAACCCATTTGGAGCAGTGTGGCAAGGTACTGTTGGCAACTCTTACTCCTCAGTGTATAATAGCAAGCCTCTTAAGCTGCCTCGCCTTGGTTACACTTTGAAGGATTGGATTCCACAAAACCTATTTTGGAGAATTAGAACATACGAAGCTTCCTCTCCACCAGAATACACAAACCTCACGGCGGTGTAGTATGCGCCTATGGTCAACCTACTTATAGCAGTACTCCTATCGGGGTTAGCAGTAACTTTTACTATTGAACTCATTTCTCTTGGCTTAGGTCTTCTTATAAGCAAAGAAAAAATATATGCGTTTCTTTCATTGCCCCTAAGCTTTGGTGCGCTACTATGCTTTTACAGTATCAACTTAAAGTTTGTTGTATCTGTACCAGCAGTATCTTTTATTGCTCTACTAATAAATAAATATATAAACAAACCGATAACGATTGCGGCACCAAGACGATAGGGACACAATGAAAATAGCTGTTTTTTCAGAGGATGACTTAGATGTCTCTCTTGGCATTGACGAGCTTCTCACGAAGTACTCCGAACAATCGCCCGAAGTACTTTTTCCAGTAAAGACAGACTACGAATACTTCTCTCAAAGCATTATACGAAAGTGCTTAGAGAACAAAGTAAAAGTAACTGCTTTCCTAAGTGACGCTACGGATGTAGGTCACATCATCAAACAAGTGGATTCATTCGTACTATGTGAAGACCCAGTCAATGACTTGTTACGACAACTATCTCCTGGAGATGCAATCGGTATTGTTTGGACAGATAGCATCACTGACCACCTAATCATCCACACAGTTGAAGACCTTGCGTTAGATACTTGGGATATAACTGACGGAATGGACCCGCTTGAAATGGACGACAACCCGTTCGTCGGTATGGACCCAGATGAACTCCACGACGGTATGCACAAGGCTCTAGGAGTCTTTGTGGATATGATGAGCGCCTTCATAGCCAGCACGGTTATGGAGTCACTAGGTCAAGCAGTTGTGCAGCACCTGAACGAACAGATAGACAAAAAAGACATTTCACCCTTTGATGATGAGGAGTAGGCTAAGCCTGTGTACATCCCGTCAGAAGCCTACTCAGCCAAGATAACGGATTTCCAGTTCCGTCTCTTCGCCATATTGTGCCGTTCTGCAGCCCCTGGAGGGCTCGTAGAGACCACGGTAGCCCAGCTTTGTATAGAGACTGGCAAAGCAAGCGACAAGACCATCCGCAGCGCCTTGCAAGGCCTTGAAGCATCAGGGCTTATTGAGACTTCCCAGACCAAGCGTGCTAACGGTTACCAGGGACGGAAGAAAATTACGGTAAAAAATTACCAACAGGAAGAGCAGGAGTTGGTAGAAAATTACCGCACCTCACATGACTATGTAACTAATAGTCACCCTAGCTATATAGCTACTAGACCATTAGTACCTAATAGCCATAGTAGTAAAGCTAGTTATAAATTAAAAGAATCTGAAACCGAAGGTTTCACAAAGGAGATAAGGGTTCCTATGAGAAGATGGGAAGATGATGGAGACTCTCTGGCAGGCTTTGGGCTCGTTGAGCCGAAAGACGCCCCACAGCCCAAGATACGTAAGAGTGACCCCAAGACCAGAGGCAAGCGACCAGAGCACGAATGGACAGCGATGGATGTTGCTGCAGAGTTTAGTTACCAAGTGGGCCGTAAATACCCGCTACTTCCAGGAACTGTTTCCGTCAAATCGTTATCTGGCGCAATGCGAAAGTTCCGCTCACAGTACGGAACCACCCCGCTCATAGAGCTTGAACTGCTTCGGCTGTTTATGCAGGATGAGCGTAACTTCAAAGACATTGGGGATGAGGCTCCTCACCTTTACAAAAAGTACCTTGCCTCCTTCGGCACGAAGATGAACCAAGCAAGAGAGAACCTCGGACTAAACAAAGTTACTGCTAAAGTTGAGACCACCCCAGCATCTGGTACTCTCATCTCCAGTGACGGTCGTGTATTCCAGAACTCTTTGAGTGGACGTGCACAACTAGAGCGACATGAAAAACGATTGAAAGGCAAGGAGAACTAAACGTGGCAAAAAAGATTACAAAAACTTTCACAGCAACACTCGTCCTAAACACCGAACAAGGTGGCGCATGGTTGGCTAACGTCAGCCTTCTTACTCCAATGCTTGATGATGAAAACCCAAACTCAATGCAACCAGCAGAAGCTGTAAGTGCAGAAGCGGCGTGGAAGAACGCATCAGCAGGTAAGCGTTGGATTAAAGCACAGGTTCTAGCACTAACACCTCGCAAGAGTGTGAAGATGGAACCAACAAAACTTGATAAGACAACAGAAAAACCCACAGCTTTTGTAGGGAAACTGGAGTTCAAAGCCTAATGCATCCATTTGGTCGTACATTTACAGAAGAGGAAACACCAATGCCTAATTTGACACAGGACCCTGACTTCTTGGAATACCTTGAAGAACACTCCGTACCAGAAGCAGAACGTCCAATTGCGTTTGCTGCTTGGCTTAAGGAAAACGAAGACAAGTAATTGGAAGAACATGAACTAGAGCAAGCCCTAATGAGATTATTTGCGTTAGGGCTTGTTTCAGTTGATTACGATGAAGATTTAAATCCTCGGTTTGCTATAACGGATGCAGGCCGAATAAAGTTAGATAAAGATTTAGGGGGTAACACAGATGTATGACATCAACACTTTGTCTCCATTAAAAAAGCATTGGCTACTACGTACTTCAAACATTCCACGCAGATTCATAGGTTTAGAACCAAGTGACATTACTGAGAAAGTAGGGTCATTTCCAGGAGAGGTATCTTCTTGGGTTGATGATGTAACTTCAGGTCAGGTCATCAAAAGCATTGGAAACATTGGGGTAAACGGCGTAGGGCTTGTCTTTGATGGAGGTCCTGGTCTTGGTAAGACAACACACGCTGTTGTTGCAGCGATGGAGATTGTCCGTAACTTGCCAGACGACGATGCTTTAGCAAGCAAGCTTCTAGGGTTAAACTCAACTGAGTACGGGTTAAAGTTTCGCCCGATTTACTACATGACCTATCCAGAGTTTCTTTCTCGTAAGAAGTCAACCTTTGATATGGATGGCGAAGATAAACGCGAGATGAGTTATGAGTTAGATGGGTTTCATGGTCGTTGCCGTTTTGACTGGCTAAACGTAAGAGTGTTAATACTTGATGATTTAGGTAAAGAATACGGTTCTAAGTATGACGACACCTCATTTGATGAGATTCTAAGACTGCGCTACGACAAGGGATTGCCTACAATTGTTACTACCAATGTTCGTTTAGAAAATTGGGAATCGCAGTACAGCGAAGCAATGGCAAGTTTTGCTAACGAAGCGTTTATAAGAGTGCCTATACTAGGTTCAGACCTACGGGGCGCCCAATGAAAGGACCGAGCATGAGTACAGAGTGGATGACTGTTCAACAGTTCATCTCTGCTCAGGGTGTCGGAATCTTTGAGGTTGAGCTAGAGACTAAGTCTAAGCAGACCCGTTGCAACTGCCCAGTGTGGACTAAGAAAAGCACTTGTAAACACACTTCATTTGTAAACAACAAGATTAAAAACACAGGTCACTACTCCATAAACGTCCCTAACTCAGTGCCAGAGGAGTGGGCATACGAGGCTAGCGAAGACCCTAAGAAGTTCCGTGAGTTTGTAGTTAACTACGCAACGATAGAAGTTATATGAAAAACGGAGACATTTCCAACGTCTCCTCTCCGCAGGTAGTCTGTGTAACAGACGTAGCTCTAAAACTAAAAGAAGAAGTATCTAAACGTCTTTTGGTAAAGAAGACTTCTTTTGCGGTAGGAGAGATTGATTTACTTGCAGCTAACAAGCTGTGGCACCTGTCAAACAACTACGCATTTTCTTTAGAGCTAGCTGGCTTTGAAAGCGAAGGCTGGACAGAAGAACTCCTTGATAAAGCATTTGAGAAACTTGAGCGCAGGGTTGTCAATCCATTCAACTACTGGCAACTCTATGAGGACCCACACGAGTTGGTCGGGGCTCTGCCATACCGTGCTAATCTTAAGGCTGTAATAGATGTTCCAGGCCGAGTCGCTATGTATGGGTCGGCAGGGGTACAGTTAGATAATATCTAGTCCTTGAGGGAGGGCGCTATGTTCGGTATTGCAAATACAAATTGTCCAATGTGTCGTTCAAATGACATCGCACGTCTTTGGGTAAATGGAAATTCATTCTTACAATGTCAAACATGCGGGGAGCGGTGGAAGTAATTGGCAGCAGATAACGAACACAGATTAGTTAGCAAGGTAATCAAGGAACGTGAGATTACCCCCGTACTTCAACGTGGCATAACAGATGTCTGGTTCTTAGATGATGACAACAAGAAAGTTTGGGCTTTTGTACGCAAGCACTACAGCGAGTACAGCGAAGTTCCTACGGCAACAACTGTTCTTGACCATTACCCAAACTACA